GATGGTGCAGTGATGTATCTCATGCGGTTCCGTGCTAATGAGCAGAGTGCTGCATTGCATCAGCAGAAGTTTGAGGATGGTATGGACAACATGCGTCGCTTGTTGCTTGACTCTCCTTTGTACCTTACATCCACTGTTATTGCGGGTAAGCACTTCAACCCACAGCCAGGCATTAAGTAATGGCAGATAACTTACGCACCTTTGCTACTCCTTGTATGGGTGGCTTGGTAGTTAACCAAGACCCTCTAACTCAGGGTGGTCAGCTAGCTGGTTCTGCTACACGTTTGATTAACTATGAGCCTGCCTTGAATGGCGGGTATCGTCGTATTAGCGGATACACTAACACATACGGTGAAGTACCTGGTGAAGCTACTACTGCTGTACTTGGTGTTCACGTATCTGCTGACATTAATGATGGCATCTTTGCTGCACGTAAGCCTGCCTCTGGTAGCAACTACTTGCACAAGTGGAACAACTCTACAGAGTCGTGGGACACCGTTACGTCTGTAGGTTCACCTACTATGGTAGGCGTAGACAAGGTACGCTTTGAGAGCTTTAACTGGGGTACACCTAAGTTTGCTATGGCAGATGGTGTTAACCCTGCTTCTACATGGGATGGTACGACATACGTACAGCTTAATGGCGGACAGTCGCCCAGCGCCCCTAGTCTTGTTGCAGCGTTTAACAATCACGTGTTTCTTGCTGGTGATAGCTCTGAGCCGTACAACTTGTACTTTAGTGCGCCACTAGATGAGACTGACTGGACACCTGCTTCAGGTGCTGGCGTTATCAACGTAGGCTTTGAGATTGTACAGCTTAAGTCTTTCCGTAATGAGTTGTACGTCTTTGGGCGCAACAACATTAAGCGCTTAGTTGGTAACAACATCTCTGACTTCGTGTTGCAGACAGTTACGTCTAACCTTGGTTGTGTAGCACCTGATAGCGTAGCAGAGTTTAACGGTGAGATTCTCTTCCTAGCGCCTGACGGTATTCGCCCTGTTACTGGTACAGACCGTATCGGTGACATTGAACTTGCTACTCTGTCTAAGCCTATCCAGTCTATCTTTGAAGACTACACAGCTAACGAAGATCTAGCTACTATGACTACTGTAGTAGTTAAGAAGAAATCGCAGTTCAGGTTGTTCTTCGCTAACCAAGACTCTCTAGGTATTATTGGCGCTATTCGTCGTAGTGGTACAGGCGGTACAGGCTTTGAGTTTAGTCAGCTTGTAGGTGTAGAAGTTAACTGTGCGCACAGCAATTACATTGGTGACGAAGAGTTTGTACTTCACGGAGACTCCAACGGGTTCGTATATCGCCAAGAAGTAGGCAATGACTTTGATGGTAGAGACATCTTTAGCTTGTTTCAGACACCGTTCTACTACATGGATGATCCTGCGCTACGCAAGTCGTTCTACGATGTAGATACGTACATGCGTTCTGAGGGTGAAGTAACTGTTACTATGGCAGTAGATTACGACTATAGTGACCCTACTATCACAGTAAGCTCCGACTACTTCCTGTCTACTGCAGGTGCTGCTGCATACTATGACAAGGCTACGTTTGACTCCACAGACATCTATGATGGTAACCCATCTCCTGTAGAACGTACTACTATTGCTGGCTCTGCTAAGTCTGTGTCTATTCGTTACGTTACAAACGATACAAACCCTAGTCATACTATTCAAGCTATTACACTAACATATGGCCTACACGACAGGCGCTAGAAGAGGAAAACAAACATGTCAGGCTATACACGCCAATCTGTTGCAGATGTGGTACCTACGGCGGTAGTACGTGCAGCGCCTATCAACGCAGAGTATAACAAACTCCGTGATGCTTTCACGTTTAGCTCTACAGGTACTACAGGACACAAGCACGACGGTACAGCAGATGAAGGCTCCTATGTACCGCTGATTGCTGATCTTGATGGTAAGAACAAAGTAGAGGTTATCCAGGCTAACAACCGCATCGGTGTTTGGATTGAAGTGGGTGGCACATCTACTGAGCAGTTCCGCTTTCAGGATGGACTGATTGTACCTGTACTAGACAACGACATTGACCTTGGTACTTCTTCATTGGAGTTCAAGAATGTTTACGTAGACGGTACAGCATTCATTGATACAGTAAGTGTTGGTGATAACGACTACACTACTATCACTGATAACACTTACGCTGTTGCAGCGGGTGATCTACTCTTTGATGTAGCAGGTAACATCAACTTAGATGCTGATGGCGGTAATGTAGTACTTAAGGATGGTGGCACTACGTATGCTACATTTACAAGTAACTCAGGTGATCTTACACTAAAGAGTGGTACTACTACTGCTGTAACATTTACAGGTGCTAACGCTGACCTTGCTGGTACACTTGATGTAACAGGTAACGCTACATTTGATAGTGATGCTACCATTGATGGTAACACTATTATTGGTGCTACGAACACGAACACTGTAGCGGTTAACGCTAAGATTACTACGGCTCTTGTACCTACTACTAACGGTGTTAATGCGCTGGGTGGTGCTTCTGCTTACTGGGGTGACAGCTTCCTAAAGAGTGTAACTACCACAGGTAACGTTACTATAGGCGGTAACATTACAGTAAACGGCACTGCTGATTTTACTAACACTACACTAGAGAACGTAAACGACCCGACTACTGCACAGCAAGCAGCCACAAAAAACTATGTAGATACAGCTATCAACAATCTTATCGCTGGCGCTCCTGCCACACTTGATACGCTAGACGAGATTGCTGCAGCTATCAATGACGATGACAATGTTTACACTACCCTAACAAACAGCATCGCAACTAAGCTATCACTATCAGGCGGCGCTATGACAGGCGCTATTGCTATGGGTGGCAATAAAGTAACGGGTGCAGGCGCACCTACTACAGGTTCTGACCTCACAAACAAAACGTATGTAGATAGTATTCTTGGTTCAGCAACCGCAGCAGCAGATAGTGCAGCAGATGCACAGAAGCTAGCTATCAACCCAGAAGATAGTCAATATACTCTCTCTGACAGTGTGACAACAGGTTTCTCTGCTTTGCACTATTCAGAGAAAGCATCAGAGACTTATGCTAACCTTCTAGCTCTTGCTAGTGTAGTTAGTGCTACTGTAGGCGACTATGGTTTTATCAACGCCGATCCAGACTCAACGGCAGATTACGGAGCATTATAAATGAGTACGCAAATCCAACGCCGCCGTGGTACAACTGCTGAACACTCTACGTTCACTGGAGCCGCAGGCGAACTTACTATTGATACAACTAAGAACACTGTCATCGTACATGATGGTGCTACAGCAGGAGGCTTTCCTCTAGCTAAAGAGAGTGGTGTCCCTGCTAGCATCAAAGACTTGACAGATGTTTACGCTGCTATGTCTCCTACAGATGGGCAAGTACTTACATTTGATACTACTAATGGCTGGCAGGCTGAGAGTATCCCTACTATTAATACACTAAGTGATATTGCTAACGTCACTATTACAAGTGCTACATCAGGTGAGTTCCTGAAGTGGGACGGTGCTGCATGGGTAAACGATAGTATCCCTACTATTAATACGTTGAATGATATTAGCAACGTGACTATCACCAGTGCAACTACAGGCGAGTTCCTGCAGTGGAATGGTTCAGCCTGGGTTAACGCTGTAGTTGAAGCCTTTGATGTACAGACACAAACTACTACTGCTACAACACAGGTGACTGTTGCATCATATAACGCAACAACGTATGATGGCATCAAGGTAGTCATTACGATGCACGACTCTGTAGCCACTGAGCGTAGCATCACTGAGTTGCTTATCACACATGATGGCACTACTGCTGTAGCTACTGAGTATGCACAAGTTAATACTGCTACTGCTCTGGCTACGTTTGATGTAGACATCTCTGGTGGTAACGTCCGTATCCTAGCTACACCAGCAAGCACTAATAGCACAGCGTTTACAGTTAAAGCTATTACTCTGTAAGACTAATACTCCTAGTGGAAAGGGAAGCTAGATGAGCAATACGAAAGATACCTTTGGCTATCAGTGGGTTCGTAAGTCTACAGGAGAGTTTTACAGAGGTA